TGATAAAAAGATATTTAGAGAAAAGGTTATTGGGATTGTTGCGGTGGTCGTTGTGTCTATTGTTGGCTTGGCTATTCTTGGTCTTTTTACTTACTCCCTTATGGGCGTGGACAGAGGAAGGAGGGTATCGAACTAGGGACAAATGTGTTCGTAAACAAGGTGGTCAGGACACCTTTGAGTGGCTTTGCACTAATGGATATGTGATATATCTAGCACAATCAGACAATATTAAGAACTGTTACACATGCTTTTTGAAGAGGTTTAGCGACTGGACGTGGGAGCAAGAGAAGCGTTTGGGTATGCGAGAAGACCCAAAATACATTACTTGTAGACGCTATAAAAGAAGGAGAGCTAAGAACGGACAACATGTTTGTCTATACAAAGGAGCAAATGACACTTATACTCTGGTTGTAGAGGGACAATGCCCCGTGGAATATCAGTGTAAATACGAACCCGGTGGGACAGAACCAAACATTGACAGCGTGGTAGATTCTCTCAACGAAAGTTTTAAGAGGTGAAGATGGCACAAAAAAAACTAGAAAAAGGCTCTGTGTGGGAGAAAGCTGACGCTAACGGTGATGGTATAGTATCCGATCAAGAGATGGCTATGCGAGAGCGTATGGTTCTTTTGGAGAACAGAGACAAGAAAGAAGATCAACAACGCTACATCGTTTGGTTTTCGGCATTGACGGTAACGGCTTTTATAGGTGTATTAATGACACCACTTGTTCCTATAGATAGAATTGATCATCTTTCAGGGATAGCTGAAATATGGGTATTGTCTAACATGGGCGTGATTGGCAGTTTTATTGGTTTCAATCAACTAGCAAAAAGAAATGGCGAAGAAAAAAGACCCCATTAAAGGCACTGGAAAGAAGCCAAAAGGCTCTGGAAGGAGGTTATATACAGATGAAAATCCCAAGGATACAGTCCCTATTCGATTTGCCACTGTGGCAGATGCCAAGAGAACTGCTGCGAAGGTTAAGAAGATTAATAAGCCGTATGCTCGAAAAATTCAAATCTTGACAGTTATGGAACAAAGAGCGAAAGTAATGGGTAAAACACAAGTTGTTAATGTAGCAAAGCAAGCGAAACAAAGTTTAAGGAAAAAACATGGCAAAGAAAAAGCTAACACCTAAACAAATGCAGATTGCAAGAGTGGCTCCCCCACGAAATAAGATAACGGGAGCCGATTTTAAAGGACTTAGAAAAGGCAAGAAAGGTAAAAAGCGATGATGAAATACCTACAAAGGCTTTGGTGTGCTATTCTAAACAAGCGGTGTGAGGTTTGTTTGTGTGGTGAGAAAAAGCCTGCCAAACGGGGAAGACCCAGAAAAAAATGATACAAGCATTAATAGGTTCTATTGGTAGCCTTGCGTCTTCTTATCTAGAAGGCAAAACCGCTATACAAAAGGCAGAAGCCACTATTCGCATGAAAGAGGCTACTGGAGAGATTGATTGGGATCTTGCAGCAATGCGAGCATCACAGTCTTCATGGAAGGACGAATGGTTGACCCTGCTTTTTAGTATTCCTCTTGTGCTTAGTTTTTGTGGGGAGTGGGGCAGAGGCATAGTATCCGACGGGTTTGAGGCTCTTGCGGGTATGCCTCAGTGGTACCAGATCGCGTTAGGAGCTATCGTAAGTGCGAGCTTTGCCACAAGGTCGGCTTCGAAGCTGTTTAACATGAGGAAAAAGAAATAGATTCCATCAAGTGCGATGTATGCGGGCACGACATGGAGAACGTCGAAGGAAGTATGCGGTGTAAATATTGTCAATACTTCTATGACATGAACAAAGAGTGGATTGATTTTGTCCACAAAGAAAAGGAGAAAGAAGATGTTCAAATTATCTCAGAGAAGTTTCCAGAAACTGGTGGACGTAGACGAACAACTGGTGGAAACAGTAAAAAAAGCTATTGAACTGACGAAAATCGACTTCGGAGTGATCTATGGGGTTCGTTCTTTGGCAGAACAGGAGAAGCTTTTTAATTCCGGCCGCTCCCAGACTATGAAGTCAAAACACCTTATTCAAGAAGATGGTAAAGCTCATGCCGTCGATTTAATGGCTTACCAAGACGGAGAGCCATGTTGGGAAATCCAGGTCTATGATGAAATAGCCGATTCTATGAAAGAAGCAGCCGTTAGGACAGGTTTGAAATTTCGTTGGGGCGCGGCATGGCATATAGATGACCTTCGTGATTTTGAGGGTACAGCCGAAGAAGCCATGAACGAATATATAGATTTACGTCGCTCTCAGGGTCGTCGCCCATTTATTGACGGACCTCACTTCGAAAAGAATTAAGGGGTAGATGTATGGATGTTGTTGACTTCGCGAGATATTTATATAATAAATTTGAGGAGAGAGAAAAAGATATTGCACAAGATCTAGTATTAGGAAACATAAAAGATTGGAATCAATATCAACATTTAGTGGGAGAGGCACGGGGACTCTCACTTGCTAAAGAAGAAATTAAGTCCCTGCTGGAGAATAACGTAGAAGATGCCGAGCAAATTATTACTTCCTGACTTTTATAAAGTCCCAGAAAAAGAACCCGACATCCCCTTAAAAGATAGATTACCACAGCCTACGGGTTGGAGACTTCTTGTTATGCCGTACAAAGGTAGGGCAAAAACAGAAGGTGGGGTGTATATGCCAGATGACGTTGTCGAGAGAGAGGCTCTTGCCACTGTTGTGTCATATGTAATACGGGTTGGACCTTTAGCATATAAAGACAAAGACAAGTTTGGAGACGGTGACCCTTGGTGTAAAGAGGGTGATTGGGTCTGCATAGGTCGATATGCGGGGGCACGATTTAAAATAGATGGTGGAGAGATACGCATTATTAACGATGATGAAGTCATAGCCACTATAGAACATCCAGATGATGTTTATAGCGTTTAGGAGATAGTATGGAACAAGAACAAGTAGCAGAGAAAACTGAGGAAACAGTTGAAGTAGAAGTTGCTGATCCTTCTATTAAGGAGCAGAAGGAACAAGAAGTAGAGGTAGAGGTTCCGACGGAAGAAAAAGCGGAAGCTGAGCCAGAGAAAAAAGAAGATGAGTTAGAGAACTATAGTAAAAATGTTCAAGCAAGAATTAAAAAACTCACAGAAAAGTACCGCAAAGAGGAGCGAGACAGAGAAGAAGCTGTCCGTATGTCCCAAAGACTTCTTGAAGAAAACAAGCAACTCAAGCAAAGAATGGATAGTCTTGATCAAGGCTATCTATCAGAGTATGGCACGAGACTAGAATCTCAAGAAGAACAAGCAAAAAGAGCGTATGCTGAAGCACATCAAGCAGGTGACAGCGAAAAAATGTTTGAAGCTCAGAAGGCTTTGTCAAAGATATCTATTGAGCAAGAGCGATACAGACTTGCTAAGAACCAATCTGAGGCAGCTAAAAATCAACCAGAAGTGGAACAACCTGTTGCACAACCGCAACAGCCTCAACAAAAAGTGTCGCCAAAGGCAAAAGATTGGGCAGAAAAGAACGAATGGTTTGGTGAAGATGAGGTTATGACACAAGCTGCTTTTGTTGTACATAATAAATTAATACAAGAAGAAGGGTTTGACCCGGAGAGCGATGAGTATTATAGTGAAATTGACAGACGTATGAGAACAGAGTTTCCTCATAAGTTTGACAAGCAGAAAACGAGCAGTGGAGTTCAAGTTGCTTCTGCTAACTCTACAGCGTCTCGTAACACTCAGCAGAAGCGAAGATCGGTAAAACTATCGCCTTCTCAGATAGCGATAGCTAAAAAATTAGGAGTACCTCTTGAAGAGTACGCGAAATATGTGAAGGACTAAATGATGACAGATAGAACACCGAGAAATGAGACGACCCGTGAAAAATCTTCACGCAGAAAGCCGTGGGCACCACCAAGCAGGTTAAGTGCACCTGAACCTCCAGAGGGGTATAAGCACAGATGGATCCGTATGGCAACTCGTGGCGAAGACGACAAAGTCAACGTCCATGCCAAGATCAATGAAGGGTGGGAGCTTGTTCGAGCAGATGAATATCCCGAAAGGGACTTACCGACCATCGACGATGGAAAGTATGCAGGAATAATAGGAACAGGTGGATTAGTACTTGCCAGAATGCCTCTTGAAACAGTCAAGGAGAGGAATGATTATTATCGAGGACGAACTCGTGAACAAATGACTGCCGTTGATAGCGATCTAATGAAAGAGCAGCATCCTTCGATGCCAATCACAAATGATCGCCAAACTAGAGTTTCATTCGGGGGTCGTAACGACTCCTCTAATAATTAATTCTTAATAGGAGCTATAAATGGCGAACTCAAACGTAAAATTTGGCTTGAAGCCTATTAATGCTATGGGGGGAACTAACCCTGGTAGTACTAATATGTACTTCATTGCCAGTGATGCGTCAGCTATTTTTCAAGGCTCACCCGTTCAAGCTGAACTTTCTGGTGGCACAATCCAAGTTTTGGGTAACGCTACTGGTGACACAAAGCAGATCTTGGGCGTGTTTGCCGGTTGTGAATATGTTGACAACACCACAAAAAAATTAAAATTTTCCAATACATGGCCCGGCTCTGGGTCAGCAGACACTAACCATGACATCAAGGGTTTCGTATACGACAACCCAATGCAGCGATACATTATTTGTTCCGATGGTACAAATACTGATAGAGCTACCGCAAAGGCTGATGTCTTTAAGACTGCTGAAATAGAGAACGCCACGAGCGGAAACACAACCACTGGTATATCGACTGCACAGATTGATATCTCAACAGCAGAGGATACTGATCCGTCAAATCCTTTACTGATTTTAGGCATCCAAGAGGATGTTGAGAATGAGGATCACAGTGCTGCAGGTATCCAGTACATTGTTAAAATCAATAATCATGTCTTCTTCAGTTCTGTTGGAGATCCTGATGCAGCAATCTCATAAGGGGGTATAACTATGGCGATATCTAGAGCACAGTTAGCCAAAGAGTTAGAACCAGGTTTAAACGCCCTCTTTGGTATGGAGTATGGTCGATACGAGAACCAACACTCTGAAATTTACACAACCGAGTCTTCAGATCGAGCATTTGAAGAAGAGGTAATGCTTTCTGGTTTTGGGGCTGCCCCAGTCAAGCAAGAAGGTTCAGGAGTATCATTTGATGATGCAAACGAGTCTTTCACTGCTCGATACAACCATGAAACCATTGCTTTGGCTTTTGCAATCACAGAGGAAGCCGTAGAGGATAATCTCTATGACCGAATCTCTGCGAGATACACAAGAGCACTTGCACGATCAATGGCTCACACAAAGCAGGTTAAAGCTGCAGCTGTACTAAACAATGCTTTTGACTCAACCGTAACTGGTGGAGATGGTAAAGAGTTGTGTGCAACTGATCATCCTTTAATCAACGGTGGTACTTTTTCAAACGAACCATCAACTGCCGCAGACTTAAACGAGACATCTCTTGAAGATGCCCTAATTAGTATTGCAGGTTTCGTTGATGAGCGTGGGTTGAAAATAGCACTGCGTGGTACAAAGTTGATCATTCCACGACAGCTACAGTTCACAGCAGAAAGACTAATGTCTTCTGTTCTACGATCTGCAACATCAGACAACGATGTGAATGCTATCAGATCAATGGGAATGCTTCCACAGGGTTACACTGTGAATGACTTCCTAACAGATACTGATGCTTTCTTCATCATGACTGACACACCGAGAGGTTTCCTACATTTCGAGAGAACACCTCTTTCAACTAACATGGAGGCTGACTTCGATACAGGCAACATGCGTTATAAGGCTCGTGAGAGATATTCCTTCGGTTTCTCAGATCCTAGATGTGTGTTCGGGTCACCTGGAGCCTAGGCTTCATGTTCTTCCTCCCAACTTTAAAGGGCGAGTAAAATCGCCCTTTATTTTTGTGTAAAAGTAATTTAGTATTATTGTAATAACCTTGACAGTCACATGATGTGGCTGACATTTGCCAAGACAAGGAGATTGACATGGGCAATACAACTTTTAGCGGACCGGTTAGGTCTGAAGGTGGGTTTAAAACCATCAACAAAAGCACCACCACTGGTGCTGTAACTGAAACTGGTTTTTCAGTAAACTCAACAGGACAGCTTATTTCTCTAGGTTCACGAAAGATCCAAACATTTGTTGGAACATTAGCGTCAACTGACACAAGCTCAGCATACGCTGACAATGACTGTTTAGTAGAATTAGGAACTTTAAATACAGATCATCCTGATGATTTAGTAACAGCGTCTAAATTCTTTATTCATAAGGCAGTGATTGGAATCACGACAGCAGCGGGTCAGACACTAGTAGGAAACCTAGCATTAAGTGCTACCTCTGGTACTGCAACAAATGCAGCCGTATCGGGCACTGAAATTGTAGGAGCGGGTGTTACCGTGTTTTCACCAACTGTTTCAGCAGCAGCGTCAGTTACTGAGATTGATATCAACTTTAATAACACAGCAGGCAACTTTCATGTGTTTGAACCAAATGTGAGTGCACCTATTGCAAATACGTTCTTATATGCAAGAACGACTACTACTTTAAACGCAGATGCAACGGCAGGTAGATTTACAGTTGAGCTAGAATACTCAGTATATTAAGGGAGGTCTAAATGGCTGATGCAGTAACCTCACAAACTATACTTGATGGTCCTAATAAGGTCGTAATGAAGTTCACTAATGTAAGTGATGGCACGGGCGAAAGTGCCGTCACTAAAGTAGACGTTAGTGGGTTAGCTACTGGCACAGATGGAGCTACTTGCACAGGTGTAACAATAGAACAAATTTGGTGGCAGTGTGTTGGAATGAAAGTAAACATACTATTTGATGCTACGTCTGATGTTCTAGCGATACAACTTGGTGAGAACCAAAGCGGTCATCATGATTATAGAGATTTTGGTGGGATACCAAATAATGCGGGTAGCGGTAAAACTGGAGACATTCAGTTTACGACTGTGGGTCACACAAGTGCTGACACATACACAATCATACTAGCTATGCGTAAGAACTATGGCTGAGCGTAAGCGAGATAAACAGCCACCAAAAACTAAAAAGTATTTCCGCTCCACTAAAAAGGGAGCGGGGATGACTAAGGCAGGTGTGGCTCGATATCGTAGAGAGAACCCTGGTAGTAAACTTAGAACGGCTGTTACGAAGAAGAAAAATCTATCAGCCAAAGATAAAGCAAGACGTAAGTCTTACTGTGCTAGAAGTGCAGGTCAAATGAAGAAGTTTCCAAAAGCGGCAAAAGATCCAAATAGCCGTTTGAGACAAGCTAGAAGACGGTGGAGATGTTGATGAAAGAAGTATTATTAGGCGTTACCACAATGGGAGTCTTTGGTGTTTTGTCTTGGATGGCATTTACGTTGATCTCGGTAGATAAAAGGACAGAGGTTATGTCCGTGAAGATTGAGCAAAACAACGAAATGCTAAAGCCTCTTTGGGAAGACTTTATTAGAAGGAGTGCATCATATGACAATAAGACGATCAAACATGGAGAAGCAAGTGTCAAAGTCTGGAAGTAAAAAGGATGCATGTTACCACAAGGTAAAAGCTCGCTATAGGGTTTTCCCTTCAGCGTATGCCTCTGGTGCCATTGCAAAATGTAGGAAAGTTGGAGCAGCCAATTACGGAAAGTCTACAAAGAAAAAAGCTATGGGTGGAACTATAGAGGCAGATCAGCCAAGGAAAAGAGCTTTGCCAAGGGGTTTTAAGAATGGCGGTAATATAATTATTGCTAGAGGCTGTGGTATGGTTGAGGGCAAGAAGAGAAAGAAAACTGTGTTGGCGTAATGGCTGTTCGTAAGACAAAAAAGGGACTTGCTCTCAAGAGATGGTTCAAAGAAGACTGGAAAGATGTTCGCACGGGTAAGGCGTGTGGTAGACAAAAAGGGGAGAAGAGGGGCACTCCATACTGTAGACCCTCTAAAAGAATAAGCAAAAAGACCCCTAAAACAGCTTCAGAGATGACTGCTTCTGAAAAAAGAAAGCGGATAGCTCAGAAGAAGAGACTTGGTCAACCTGCGGGTAAACCAAGA